AAATTAAAATTGATTTCACCAAAGCTACTCATAAATTAATACTTATACGTGGAGATAATGGTAGTGGTAAAAGTACATTGTATAAAGCTATACATCCATTACCAGATACAAATAACTGTTTTGTTCCAGGACATCAGGCTGAAAAAGAAATGGAAATTGTAGATGGTGGAAATCATTATAGAATTCTATTTATCCATGGTGTAAAATCAAATGGAGATAGAGATACAACAAAAGGTTATATCTCAAAAAATGGTGTAGAATTAAATGCAAATGGAAATATTTCTTCATTTAAAGATATTGTCTATACTGAATTTAATTTAGATAGTAATTTTATAGCTTTATCTCAGTTATCAAGTGATAATAGAGGTATAGCAGATAAAACTCCAGCTGAAAGAAAGAAGTATGTAAATACAATTTTGGATACATTGGAAGCATATAATGATATTCATAAAGCTTTAAATAAGAGAGCTAATCTTTTTAAGTCTATGATAAATTCTATAACAAGTAAACTTGACACTATTGGAGATATTTCCAAATTAGAATCAGTTGAAAAAGATAATGAAGCTAGACTTGATGGGTTAAGTAAAGATAGAGAATCTCTTGTTACAACTCTTAATTTATTAAAAGCTCAACTTCAACAAATAGACCCAGGAAATACAATTTCTGAAGAACACAATCAGTTATTTGAATGCTTAAAAGCAACTTCAAAAGAACTTGATAAAATTACAGCTCAGTATGAAAGACAATTAGAAAATCTTGGTCTTGATAAAGATGCTGACTTAAATGTATATAAAGCAAACATAGAAGGTCAAATAGAAAAACTTTCTATGATTATTCAAACTTGTGATTCTAAAATAAAGAGTTTGTTAAATGATAAGGAAGAACAAGCAAGAAGACTTCAAGATAAAAGTGCAAAACTCGCATCATATCAATACGATTCTACAATAGAACAATTGAGAAGTTCTAAAGAATTGATAGATTCTAAGATTGATAGATGTAAGAAAGTCTTTTCTGATATTGGTATTGATATTGATACAAGTACAATATCTAAAGATGAATATATAATGGCATTAGAATGTCTTAAAGGTATAAAGGATACAGTTGATAAATTTAGAACAAATTATGATTATCATATTATAGAACGTTCAATTGAATTTATTACAACTCCAGATTCATCACCAGAACCAGAAGGATATTTTGATGATGCTATCGAAGCATTATATGCAAGATTATCTAAAATTTCTGATGAATTAACAAAGTATAGAATGCTAGAACAGGTGGCATCTAAGTTAAAAGATCGTCCTAAGACTTGCAAAATAGATGGATGTGAGTTCATCAAAGATGCAATTTTAGCAGCAAAAGAAAATCCTGTTGAGAAGATCAAACAACTTGAAGAGGATAATAAAATCTTTACAGATAGCTTAAATGAAATGACAGAACGAAGAATTGAAAATAAAAAGACTTGGTTATGTATGGATGAAATTTATGCTATTGTAAAAGATATTCGTTCTCATAAAACAATCCTATCAAAATTACCAAATGGTAATGTATATTCTGATGCAGGAAAAATGCTTGAATTAATAAGAACAGGAAATGTTTTTGAAGATATTCAAAAACTCTATTCTTATTTAGATTATGCAAATATCTTAGAAGAGTATAAAAACTATTTGAAAACAAGAGATAAGATTGAAAACGATTTGAATCTTTGTCAGAATAGAATAAAGATAATTGAAGAAATCAATTCTGATATAGAAGCTATAAATAATTCTTTAGATGAAATAAGAAAAGAAATTGATATAAAGAATAATGAGCTTAGAGAAGCAAGAGAACTTCTTAATCATAAATCATTGGTTCTTATTGACATTGAAAATCTTATTACTATAAAAGAGAGATTTATAAAACTATCAGAAGAATACAAAATTGTCTCTGTTAAACTTGAAGAGAATAATAAGAAGATGCAAGATATTCCTAAATTCTTATCTGAAATATCAGATACAGAAATAAGAATTCAATCTATTGTAGATCTTATGAAACCTCTTATGGATGAAAGAGATAAAATAAAACATCAACTTATGATGGCTAAAGAATATACCGAAGAACTTGCAGAATATAAAGAAAATTATGAGGTTATTGAAAAACTCAAATATTATTCATCTCCTACTACTGGAATACAGTTAGTATTTATGGATTTATATATGAGCAAAGTAATCTCAATGGCAAATGAATTGCTAGCTTTATTATTCGATGGAAATTTTGTATTACAACAGTTTGTAATCAATGAGTCTGAGTTTAGAATTCCATGTTGTGGAAATAGAATTATGAATGATGATATTAGTAGTATGAGTACAGCACAAATTTGTATGATATCTATGATATTAAGTTTTGCATTCTTATTCCATTCTTCAACAAAGTATAATATTCTTAAACTTGATGAAATTGATGGTGCTCTTGATACAAATAATCGTTTAGGATTTGTAAATGTATTAAATCAATTATGTCAGATACTTCATACAGAGCAGTGTATAATCATTTCGCACAATGATGAATTTGATACTTCAGAAGCAGACATAATTTTATTAAAACATTCTCATCCTGATATGATTACAGGTAATATTATTTATAAATATTAATAACAATTTATAAAGGATGAAAGACTAAAGCTTAATATATTTTATATTTTTATAGCTAGTCATAAATTCTTTAAAAATTATGAGAGGGTTTGTAGAAAAGCTTTTCTCTCCTATCCTCTCAACATTACAAGGTTTAAGCAAAGATCCCTCCGTAAGGTAATTGCAAAAACCTGATGCAAATTTTATTTGTGTTTTTCGGTGAAGATAAGTAGGTACAGCATTACGCTGTACCTACTTCTCATTTGTTTAGTATTCGTTTATAGCACCATGACCACCAACCACAACAAGTGGATATACCGTATCAATCGCTGTATTTCTAGCAACCTGGTTTCTTACGTCAATAGTAATATCTTCAAATAAGAATTCATCAGGTCTGCTTATATTTGGAACAGACTGTCCTGTAGTCTTATCGATTACATCGAAATGTCTTTCACCAGTTTCTGGATTAAATACAACAATTGTTTGGATATTAGGATTATTTTCCATTCTCATACGATTCTGTTCTGGTGTAAGATTTGCTACATAATTTGCATATCCAGCATCAAATACATCAGAAGCCGCAACCATAGGATTAGTACCATTCATACCAAGAGTAATTTCAGATGCTGAAGGAATAATAGATGGTGGAGCACCTGCACCTCCAGATGAAATAGGTGCATTGATAAATGCATTGTAAAGCTCCATGATCTTCTTATCATCATCCTGATCATCCTGAGTGAGTTTAAGATCTTTAATACGTTTAATTTCAAGACTATGACAATCAGAAATAACTTTATTCATTTCTCTGATTGCTGTAATCTTTGTACCAAGTAAAGTACCTGATGTAGAAGTAAGTTCAGCAATATAGTTGTACTTATTCTTTAAGGTTTTACTTGCTCGTATTGTATCAAGTTCACTTTTAATTTCAGTAGATAATTGATCAATCTGACCAATAGATGCACGAAGCATATTATTTGTTTCAGCATAAGAATCGATATACGGTTCTTCTGTTTCTGCTTTATTTGGTGTTCCCATATCAACCGCAACGTATTCTGTACCATCAGCAAGTTTCTTCTTGCGAGGACGTTTCTGTTTTACCATTGGAGCACCTTCTACATTATTCTTTAGTCTTAAATCAGAATTTCCACTTTCAAAGAAACTAAAGTCTACACCAAGATCTTCTTGTTTGATTCCAGACTTAGGATCTTCAAAAACTTCAATCATATTCTGCATAATAAATATCCTCCTTCGCTTTAAATTATAAGAATGTTTTGGATATATATTATAATAGTGCCTAAGTATTAGACTTAGACATTGTCTAAAACTTTTTATTAATACACAAAGGAGGTTGATAATATGTCCAATGCTGACATTCTAACGAAAGATCCTATATTGAATTATAAGGAGGTAGCACTTCAACTATTAAAAACAAATTTTCCACAAGCACCGCTTAAAGACATAGAAGAAGCGGTAGATATCCTTATACAGCAAGAATATAAAGAAGTTCCTGCTGAGGTTGATAATAGTTATAAAAACAAAAGAATTCAGACAACTCTTCTTGAGTTGGCTGATTATATTGAAAAATGTCAACCTATTATAACATCGTATGGCGTTATGTTTAATAGGCATGATAAAGCGGATAATCCTATGGCACGAATGATTAAAGGTTTCTTGGATGCCAGAGGAATAATGAAAAATAAAATGTTTGAATATCCAAAAGGATCAGAACAGTTTGAGAAGTATAATCTGTTACAGCTTCTCGCAAAAATTGATGCTAATGGAACGTATGGAGCAATCGGAATGTATAGTTGTATATTCTACAATGTGTACGTGGCTTCATCTGTTACAACTCAGGGTCGTGCATTTATATCATCAGCGATTCTGTTATTCGAATCGTTTATGAATGATAATGTACCTTTCGGTTCTTTAAATGAAGTTCTTACATTCATCACAAATGTAAAGAATGAAAAGAGAATGTTTAACGATAAAGATATTCTTAATAGGAATATCGATCCAGGAGAAACATTCTACAAGATAATGTCTAATGTAGGATGGGGTTATATTCCTACAGAAGAAGATTGTGAAATTGTTTGGGATATTTTATTAAAGTCTTCTCAGGAAGATATAAATAGATTATTCTATAAAAACAATTTGTTTGGATTTATGGATAACAATGTCCCAAGTATAGCAGTTGTTACATTGCTTAAATTACTTAATGGACCATTTATAGATCCAAACTCACCGCCAGATGAAATTAAATCGGAATTGGCAGCTTTTTGGGATATGCTTTCAGAATATGTTTATTATAAGGGTATACTTATAGATAAACTAGATAAAGCAGAAAATCTCGTAAGAACAACATCAATCATTACAGATACAGATAGTACATTTGTATCTTTCGATGGCTGGTTTAGATATGTACATGCTTTAACAAAAGGTGTAGATATGAAAATAAAACATGAATACTTTGATATGATAAAGTATTATGAAGAAGGCGAAAAACCAGAAATGATTGAATGGCTTGAAGATGTCGAAGAATATGATTTTTATGATGACGATATCGTTCAAGTTAAAAGATCAGTTGATATGATCAAGATGATACCGGAAGATTCGCTTAGATATTCTATCGTGAATATAATGGCATATTGTTTAGGTCATATGGTTAATGATTATATGGAAAGAGTAACTATGAATACTCATTCATATGCAGAAGGAAAGAAATGTCTTATTATAATGAAGAACGAAATTCAGCTTAAGAGAGCATTACTTAGTGATGGTAAGAAAAACTATGCTGGAATTCAGGAACTTCAAGAAGGACATGTCGTTCCAAAAGAAAAATCTTTGGACGTTAAAGGTATGCCAGTATTTATTAAGAGTACAGTAAATGAAAAGACTAGAGAAACTCTTAAGAAAATACTGTATGATGATATTCTCAACTGCGATAATGTAAGCCAGATTAAAGTATTGAAGTCTTTAGCTAAAGCAGAAAAAGACATTTTCAATTCTATTCAGTCTGGTTCGAGAGAATATTATAAACCGCTGAAAGTTAAGTCGATGGCTAATTATGAAAAGCCAATGTCTCAGCAGGGTATTAAAGCATCTATTGTATATAATGCTCTTAAGGATGATGCATTGGAGGCATTAGATCTTGAAGCAAGAAATGCAATCGATGTAATAAAAATTGATATAACTCCAGATAATATCGAAAAGATAAGAGAGACTTATCCTGAAGTTTATCAGAAAGCTGTACATCTTATGACAACAGATCAATTCTTTAAATCTGGAATAGATGTAATAGGATTACCTTTGAATGTAGATGTACCAAAGTGGGTTTTGCAGTTTGTTCGTTATAATGATATTATAAACGATAATATTGCAGGATTCCCATTAGAAAGTATAGGACTGTTCAGAAATGACAGTTCATATATAAATTATACAAATATAGTCACACTTTAAGGAGGAACTAATTATGAAAACATTTTTCACAGTTATGGCAATCTTGAATATTGTATTAGCATTAATACTTACATTCTTTGTATTGTCAAAGGTACGCGGTGTTAAATACACCATTCAAAAGATTAAAAGAGTATTGAAATCAGAAGTTGTGTCACATCCTTTTGATTCAGTTACAGTATTTAATAATTTTCTGCGTAGACTTGAGTTCGAGGATAAGCCGATAGAATCGGCTCCTCGTTCTAAGTACATATTCTCTCTATATAATAAGAATAATAAAAAGAATGTAATAACAAGAATACTTACATTCACTGATAAGAGAGATATAGCACAGATTAATGATGTATTAAAATTAGTAAAAGAATTTTCTTATCAACCTCTTGATTATCATCTTAGAGAGTATAAGAAAGTTCCATTCTGGATTGAATTACATAATGAATCATTAAGAAATGTAGATCCTTATGATCCTACATTAAATGATGAATGTAAATCAATGATAATCCAGGAAGCAAAAACAAATACATCTTATTATGTAGAAATGATAATGTCTTGCCCTGTTGGTCCTATCGGAGAATTTATTATTAATCTTTCTGATATGATCAGCAACAAAAAGACTGAAACTGTAACGGAAAAATTTACCAGACAACTTAAAGAAGAAACTGAGATAGAAATGTCTCTTGAAGTTGCTGAGAAGTTTAATGTTGGTGAAATCAATGATATTATAGCAAAAGCCAAAGAATCAGGAATTTCATATATTGATGAAGATACAGCACATAAACTACTTTCAAAGAAATCACAATATATGGAATTTATTGGTTTGGACGAAAAACGCTTGACAAGAAAAGTTTTTATAGAAACTGGAATAGTCGAAAGATTAGATTCTAATACTCGTTCTAAATTAATAAATGCTGCTATTTATTATAATCTCGAAAGAGTCGATAGGGCTACTATGGATGAAATAATCTGTGGAGATTCTGTTGATGATTTTGATTTAAATCTTATTGAAGTAAACGCAATAAAGCTTATAATTCAAGGATACGTTGAAGGTGTATCTGTACCAATAGGTGATAAATATAATGTGCTTCTTGAAGATTATAAGAGAACAATTGGTATGGTTGTATTTGATGAGGAGTCTTGGGAGGCTTTTGATGATAATACAAAAGTTTGGCTTGCAAATACAGCAACTGCTGAGGAAAGTTATTATATGACTATAGCTTATGCAGTGGCTTTATTAAAAGAAAGAGAAAGCCGCAAACTTGGTAAGTCTGATGAAGATTCAGAATCAAAAGAAGACAAATCAGATAATAAGAAGGCAACACCGAAATCTGGTTCAAAGGTAAAAACACCTGAGAAAAAGATTAAAGTAAATTCAGATGATATTGAAAAAGAACACAAATCAGAAAAGATTATTACAGATTAACAAATTGAAAAGAGGTAGGAAATCCTACCTCTTTTCTTTTTTGTAAAATTCGACATTTCTAAAGATATATTATAACTGTGTATAAGGAAACTTATATAATCAAACACATCAAATTAATAAAACATGGAGGAACAAAAAATGTTAAGTGAAAACGTAAAAGAAAAAGCTTTAGAAATGGTAGCAGCTGCTATTCTTAAAGATCCGAGATCAGAAACGACTATAAGATCTCACTATCAGCTCGCAATAAACACAGAAGATGACATCCAGGTGTCAATATTCTTACATATCTTAAATAAGGCTATGAAAAAACATCAATCACGTGGAGACATCGAAGATATAATTCAGGATGAATATCTTGAATACATAGTTAAAACAAGTACAGGAACGTTTAATGATGAAAGACCAAAAACAAGACAGAGAAGATATGTAGAAAACGTTCCAGAAGGAAACATTCCAGAAGTTTGTCTGGTATTATTCGGTTAAGAAAATAAATAAAGGTAAGCATTAAGCTTACCTTTATTTTTTGTTTGTTTTCCTACTTTCAATAATATATCATAGATATGAATAGAGGAGATAAATAATTATCTCAACCCGCAACCTATTTAGAAAGTAGGTGAACTATTCATGTATTATAATCTAGTAAATGGTATAAGTCCTTTTGAATCTCGTATATATATTAGAGAGACAAAGGATTCTTCCAATCCATATATTAGCGTAATAGCCAATAGAAATGGATTGGAAGTCCTTAACCATAAAACTGGTAAACGAGCATCGATACAAGATCCGTTTACCCAGAAACTCATCTCCGTTGGAAACGGAGCACACATGGATTATGTTTTATCTACTTGTATCCAGCAAGTAGCATAATGCATGTACTTTATGGTTAAGCGTTAATTAAAATTAAATAGTAAAAAATAAAGGGTCGTTAATTCGAGCTTTTATTTTTTGTCTTAATAGCCCTTATTCAGCCTAATTCTGAACATTGATATAATAATGATCAGGAAGGAGGATATCTAATGGCTATAGTATACCAAAACCAAGTCCAAAGAAGAGTATACTATCAAATGAGTACAGCAAATAAATCATTCTTGGAAATGCATTACTTCTTAAAAGATAAAGGCATGAAGAATAATAAATTTATGCTTGTACTTATAGATAGGGATTTGGCTGGGGTAGACCCATATGATAAGAATCTTAGCACTCTTATGAAGCAAAAAGTGCTTAGAGAGTGTATGTCAAATTATTGGTACTTTATCCGAGAAGTTGTTAGAATCCCTGACCAGGGTGGTACCGGTCCAGGTAAACGATATCAGCTTAATCGTGGTAACTTAGCAATGAATTTCTGCATGATGCTTAACCTGAATACATTCTTAGAGCTACCTCGTCAGATTGGTAAAACTGTCGGTGCTCTTATTAGATACCTCTGGGTATTCTTATTTGGTACATCAAACTCAGAAATTGCATTTTTACATAAGAAGATGGAAGAATCAAAGTTGAACTTGTCTCGTATTAAAGAGATTAGAGAGGCTTTACCTTCTTATCTACGAATGGATCAAACTTATTCAAGTGATGGTAAGAAAGTCAAACCTGTAAACAGAATTGAAACTATTCAGCATCCTTTGAATATGAACAAAATTAGAGCTGTACCTTCAGCTCGAAACAGAATCGCAGCAGCATCCTTGCTTAGAGGTCGTACATTGCCTATGATCTATGCCGACGAGTATGCGTTCATACCTTATAACGACATAATCTTCAATAGTACAATGCCTGCCTTCAAGACTGCGATGATGAATGCTAAAAAGAATAATGCTCCATATGGTTGGCTTATCACTACAACACCAGGATATCTTCATACAGATGAAGGTAAGGAAGCATTCGATCTTAAGAATGCAGCTACACCTTTCTGTGAAGAATGGTATGATAAGACATATGAAGAACTTATGGAAATTATTAACACAAATCTTAACTCAAACTTCGTATATATCAAGTTTAGTTATCAACAGCTTGGCAGAGATGAAAAATGGTTTAGAGAGCTTTGTATCGAAATGCGTCGTAAATGGCCTGACATCCGTCGAGAAGTTTTACTCGAATGGTCTCAAGCTACAGAAAACTCACCATTTAGAAAAGAAGATCTTGAAATCGTTAAATCTCTTACAAGACAGCCTATTAAGACAATACTTCTTATGGGTAAATATCAGTTTAATATCTATGAGCAGCTTAACCTCAGATATCCACCATTAATTGGTGTCGACGTATCTGGCGGTTTCAGTCGTGACTCATCTGCTATAACGGTTGTAGATTCAAATACAACTAGAGTAACTGCAGATATGAACTGTAACTATATATCTCCGATTGATTTGGCACAAGTTGTTTATGAAATAGTAACTAGATATATGCCAAATGCAGTGGTAAATGTCGAACGAAATGGTGGTTACGGTGCTTCAGTTCTTGCTAAGCTCGTTAACTCTTCTATTAAACGTAACCTTTACTATGAAATCAAAGATAAAGTAATTGAAGAAAGATTTATGGGTCAGAAAACTGTTCGTAAAACACAGAAAACAAAGATCTATGGTCTTGATTCTACAAAAGACGTTCGTGAACTCTTAATTGAAATTCTTAGAAATCGTATAGAATATCATAAAGACAAGGTTATTTCACCTATAATTTGTGATGAATTATATGGAATGGAAGTTAAGAAGAATGGTAAAGTTGAACACTCTACCAATACACACGATGACCAGGTATTTAGTTGGTTGATGGCTCTTTATGTTTACTATGAAGGTCAGAACCTTATGGAATCCTTTGGTATTGAGAAGAAAGTTCTTAAGACCGATCAGGATCTTGAAGAAGCTGTTCTCACAATAGATGAAAAATATGCAGACATTATTGAAGAGATTGAAATGGTTGAAGATGAGACTATTTCCGAACAGATGGAACAAATCGAATCTGTAAAAGCCATTCAATATGAAGAATGGATGCAACAAGAATTTGCAAAAGACCAAGCTGCTATGCAGAAAATACTTGCTACTAAAGTAGGTAGAGAAGCATATATCAGACAGTTTAATGCAGATCCAGAAACCTTGACTGAATCTAAATTGTTTAGTATTCCTGCAAGTGTATTTAGTGATTTCTATGCAGACGATTCTGGTGGAAATGACGATGAATTTTAAAATAGACCAGCATACCTTAATTGGTATGCTGGTTTTTACACTCAAAATAACCTTAGATTAAAAGAGGTGAGACATTATGGACGATAAAATCATTGTCAGACATTCGTCTATTATGATTAATAATTATGAAATTGGAGATGCACCAAAGTTAGAAAATACATTTTCTATTTGGGATCCAGTTTATTTTTTAAGTAGACCAAAAGGTTTGGATTACGATCCAGAAAATAAAATATTATATCTACCTAGAGGTATTGATGTGGGATGGGTAGAAAGGACTTTTAACGAACAAGCGGTTTTGAATACTTCTCCAGATCCTTATCATAAATTTGGATATGTTGGAATCAAATATATGCCAAGAGATGAGAGACAAAGAGAAGCTTTATTATTTATGACAGCAGAAGGTCAATATAAATCTAATATACACAATTCTCAGCTTTCTGTAAATCTAAATACTGGAGCTGGTAAGACATATTGTAGTATAGCAACAATGGCATATTTAGGAATACGTTCTATTATAATCACTTCATCAGTGGGATGGTTAGAACAGTGGAAAAAATGTGCACTTGAATATACAGATATGAAACCAGGAGATATTTATTTTATAGAAGGATCTGGAAGTATATTGAGATTATTAAATAAGTCACCAGAGGAATTGTCTCAGATAAAACTTTTATTGGTAACTCATAATACTCTTAAAAGTTATGGAGATAATGCTGGTTGGCAAGCAGTTGGAGATCTGTTTAGATATTTACAGATAGGATTGAAGTTTTATGATGAAGCACATTTGAATTTCGATAATATGTGTAAGATCGACTTCTATACAAATACTTATCGTACTTATTATGTAACAGCAACTCCGGCACGATCAAATAGAGAAGAGAATGTAATCTTCAATCTATACTTTAAGAACGTTCCTGCAATAGATCTTTTTGATGATGAGAATGATCCAAGAACAAGTTATACTGCATTATTATATGAATCTCATTTAACTCCTCAAGAAACAATGGCTTGTAAAAACCAATATGGGTTGGATAGAAACAAGTATACAAATATTGTTGTTCATAAAGAGTATTTTAAGAAAGTACTTCATATAGTAATGAACAAGTTCTATCATACTCCTGGAAAGATATTAATCTATATAGGAACAAATGAAGCTATAAAGGTTGTATATGATTGGATTTATGAAAATTATCCTGAACTTATAGGAGACGTTGGAATTTATACAAGTCAAACAACTGGAGACAAACAGGAACAACTACAGAGACATATAATACTTTCTACAACAAAGTCCTGTGGTGCTGCTGTTGATATAAAGAATCTCAAACTTACTATTGTTTTAGCAGAACCTTTCAAATCAGAAGTTCTTGCTAGACAGACTTTAGGAAGAACAAGAGATAGAGGAACACAATATATTGAATTGGTAGATTATAGTAGTATCTATACAAAGAAATTCTATTATGCTAAGAAACCAATATTCAATAAATATGCTACTTCTTGTTCTGAAATAAAAATGGTAAAGAATACTTTATTAGATGATAAAGTAGAAAGTATAATAGAGCACAGAAATAACTATTTTCCTATGGTCTATTATATAGATGAAAATAGATTACCGCCTATGATAAAAAAGATAGACACTACGGAATAACCGTAGTGTCTATTCATTTGTATTTGTTCGATTTTTTAGCGATATATTATTACTATGATTAGAAGTAATTATTATACAATAATTACTAAAAAATTTAACCTTACGGAGGAAATATATTATGAGTAAAGAATTAGAAAACGCAATCGCAAAAACAAACGCAGGATTGAAAGAAGCACACGAAGCTTCAGTTAAAGCTTGCAGTATTCTCACAGGGTCTATAAGATTCGGCACACCTGTAGGAGAAAAGAAACAGGAACCTGCTAAGCAGCAGAACAATACATCAGAAAATAAAAATCAGCAGAACGAAGAAACAACTGAAAAAGTTGTAAACGATGCAACAGCTGCAAAGAAAGCAACCGAACAGATGTGTAGCTTCTTTCCTGAAATCGATGCAGCCGCAAATGCTGGTATTGAACAGATGAAGGCAGAACAGAAGAGAAGAAATCAGAAGATGAAGGTTGATCCTATTCCTGTTCCTGTTGATAATACAACTGACCCCAATCAGGTTCCTGTTGTAATGATGGACCTCGGTCCTGGAGCAATAGCTCAGCAGATGGTTCCAAATGGTACTATTCCTGTACAGGTTGCTCCTCAGCCTCAGATGCCTGGATATTTGGTAACAGGTAATGAAGCAGTCTTTGCCAAGCACAAACATCTTTCCTATCTTGAGAAAGATCTGAAAAAGGCAGGACATAATCCACGTTTCGTAGAGCTTGAAGGTGGATTAATTGCAGTATTCCTTGATGACAAGCCTGAGAAATCATTTACGCTTGACGTTGCAGGAAAACTGTTCAATAAGAAACATAAGTGGACACCTGGAATTATGCCTAGCAATAGCGGATATGAACAGGTAAGTTGGTTCTCTTATGATAAAGAAAATCCTGATCTCTTTGCATGGATTGAAGGAGCAGAACTTGACGATAAAAAGGATATCATCAATATGAAGAATCGTATCCTTAACAACTACGTTAATATGCTTACAATAACAGCAACAGGTGAGGATAAAACAAACCTTATTAAGCGTCTCCATAAGATGGTATCAGTTGGAGTATTCCAGGATTTCAATGGTTGTAGATTTGCAATTACTGATTACGAAGATTACAACAACTTCAATCTTAAGATGATGCAGTATCAGGGTTACAACGTTCCGGCTCTGAGATATGATCCGAACTTTGTAATAGATTGTCACAACGGTAAAGTAAATTACTAATCGGTGACACAATTACTTCTAATCAATTTAAAAAAATAAGAGGGTGTGCGTTGCACCCTTTTATTTTTTCTCTAATTCGTCCCCAACACCTTATTAAAAGAGGTGATCGAATATGGAAAATATGATCATGTATCATGATTACTATGACAAAATATCCGATGATATAATGTATCTCGGAAGAAATGTAATACTTAGATTTAATGTATCTCTTTCTACTTATAATAATGAAGGAAAGAGATTTAATTACCATAAAGAATTTTTCTATGAAAAGAATGGTCTACCAACAGCTATGATGAGAAGAAGTTTTGATTGTTTCTTTTCAATAGAAAATATAGTTCCGGATGAAAAAGGTCAAAAAGAATTTATTAGAATAGGATTAAAGGAATTCTTACCTTTTCAGTATAAAATAAAAGAATGTGCAGAATGGTTTACAAATCCAGAATATGATGATTTGTATGCTATAAATCATAATG